GCATCTGCTTCATTTTTATATAATTCATTTGGTAGAGGTACTGGAGAGGCTACAATAGGACTACCTAATTCAGGGTCAAACTCTATAACTGCTGTACCTGCTCTACCCCAATCTTGCTCCACTTGGGTTTTATTTACAGCACCACGTGGTATTAATAGTTTAACATTAGTACTACTAGATGCGTGAGCTACAATTAGTGAACGTATCTTATTTATATACTCCTGTAGACCTTTTACTAATCTAACATCACTAACTGGATAAGGATTTCTATTGAATCCATTCATAAAGGGTACTATAGGATACTCCTCTACAGGAAGAACCGCTTCATAGAGCATCTGATCCCCAATGCAAACACACTGTTTAATATTTGTTATCTCAATATTATTTACTAGAATCTTTTTATCATCTATTAAATGACCTTTAGTTGCAATGTCTATATGAGTAGTGCTATTAGGAATACTACCCTTATGCTCTTCACCTGCCATTGGAATAGGCTGTCCCGTTATAGGGTCTGGCATCATATGAAAAGTATCTCCAAATTGCTCATGCATTTGTACATATCCAGTTACAGTTGCTTTATCTGTATGGATACTTAACCCCTCTGAAGATGTTATGATAACAACAGGCTCTTGCCTGTACTCTTTAAACTCTTCAGTATTCAAAACATGTTCTTCATTTGCAAAAGGGTCATATATCTTCATATATGGAATACGTATCTTTGTATATCTGTCAAATAACTCTAGTTCACGATCACCAGTTCTTGTTTCTCCAGATAACCGTGATTTTAATGTAACATCTTGACTCTCACGTCCATATCGTGATTCAGATACCATATTGATATATTTAGTTTCTGTTGCCTCTTTTATTAATTCTTCATATTCTGGATAAGAATCTACAAGCTGGTTTTCAGTAAGTACCTTACCTACTATAATATGACCAGCATCTCTAGCAAATGGGTCTTTAGAGCTTGGGTCAAAATAAACTTCTAGTGGGTCTATAGACTTTAAACATACTTCTCCACGTCCAAAATCTTTATCTGGGTCTGTATATGCTAACATAACACCCATGCCTTTTACATAATAATCATCGATACATTGTTTTAATTCAACATTCCCACTAGATGTATCCCAGATATAAGACATTAAATCAGAGAACACTCTGCCTACTTCTGTGTCACTTGTTTCTCTACCTGTTGATTGGAATCTTGGTTTGTTAGCAGTTAACATGGCTTTTGCCTGTTCTACTGCAGAATGAACGACATTAACTACAATAGGTTCCTGAGCACGGTTGCGAAGTGTCTTCGCCTGCTCCTCAGTCCATTGTTTGCCATTACGGAACTCATTATCCTCGACTGCTTGTTTAGCCCAGTTCTCTCTAGAAGAACTGTAATCTTTTAAAAGATCATGAGTTAACTGTACTTCTTTGTGTTTCTTATGAGACAATTTGTACGTATATACCAGTTTTATCGATAAACTACATACTTAAACTACTACATTAAGTGGAAAGTTCCAAATTAAGCTATTTTCCAACTTACGTCATCTGGTTTTCTGTTATACTTACGCTCTGCTTTGTCCTGTGATTCTGCCTTATGATGGGGTGTATAACATTTCTTCATTGCATAATATAGCCCATCTAATAAATCATCATGTTTACCTCTAGGGTATAATAGTAATTCATCCTTTAGCTCTAGCATACTTTTCTTTATATACACCTTACCTTGTGCAAAGTAAGGCTCCATTGTTTCTAGTCTTGATGATTTACTTGTCCTTGGAGATTCTTTTATCTCTAAACCTGATATAAATAGATTCTCTTCTTCACAACGCTGCCTTAGATACTCTCTAAGCATCTCTTGGTAGCCAACAGACTCAATACGTACTTTTACAGGGCGGTATAGTTTAAAGTATTCCAATATACCCTCTGCTAATTTCATGGGAGTTGCTCTTTTGCGGTAATATTCTAGAATATACCTGTTGTTTTTATTGTCAACTGCTACTGGCATTACTACCGAATAGTCAGCTGTCTTGCGTATTGAGGATGCAGGATCAACCCCCATAAAGACGTTTACGGGTATTCTATCTTCCCCGTTATCTAAAAAATGCTGGTTATCACTATCTAACTCTAGTGAGTAGTCATGATACTTAATATAAGCTTCTTTGAATAATTGGTCTTCATCTCCAACTATTTGGCACAAGTATTCTCTGTAGAATACACTAACTCGTGCAATAGACTCCAGCTCTTCTTTCTTTTGCTTTAATTTTTTGATAGGTTGCCAATCTTCCCACAATGCAATGCCCTTATCCATATCAGGTGCAAAATGCATATTATTCCAACCTTTCATTTCTTTTAGTACTTCCACTAGACACCTTTGGTGTTGTGGAGTACCAATAACAATAATCTTTCCAGTTTTTGGGTCTAGTGATGGAACTGCAGACTGCAATAACCATCTAAGATTTTGTTCCATAGCTTCAGCAGTTTTAGTATTGTTCTCATCTTCTGGGTCATCTACAATAATTAGAGTTGGTCTTTGTGAGCCTACTTTAATACCACGTAACTGCTGTCCTGTACCTTTACAAATAATAACAGTCCCATCTTTTAGCTCTATCTCTGCTTTAGCCCATTGCCTAGCTGAATGTTGTCCCCAGTATCCATACACAGAGCGGAACGTCTGGCTGTAATCCAGAGTATCCTTTATAGTACCCAGTAACTTTATAGCATGATCCTGTGTTCTGGATACGAGGACAATTAATTTAGCACCCTCGTGGTGCATTATATGATATAGTGGATAAACACCACCTACTATGGAGGATTTTGCGTGTCCACGAGGGGCTATAATATTCACCTGACGAGAGGAATCATCAAGGAGAACGTCTGCAATTTGATAATGAAAATCTGGTGAAGCTGCAGAGAACATACTAGGCATGGCTACCTTGCCAAACATAATCATGTTATCTTTTAATTTATTTATTACTTTTTTTCTATCTTTTTCCACGTTTTTTCTTAGGACATTTAGATATATTATGAATTTTTGTTAACTCGTAGTCTCCAGTTTTTAATCCACAGTGCTTATGCTCACCACAGTCTGTGGCAAATGGGCATACTTGCTCTATAAGACTACAATGGGCAAACAAGTCTTAATCATCGTTATAATTATATAATATACCATGTGTTTCCATTTCCCTTAAGGCATCTAAGGCAACATCAGAAAGAAATTCTGATTCTGCTGTAGGCATTACAGAAATAACATGTAATGCTTTAATAGCAATCTCTAATTGTTCAGATTTTACATGTTCATCATTATAATTATAGTCATCAGGTGACATCGTGCTCACTCTTTTCCTCTTTCCGCTGTACTAATAGCTTCTTTTCTTCAGTTGCTATAGTATCCGCTATTTGCTTTGTCAAATCTATCTGGACTGTATCCGTTGTAATCTTCTTACTAGGCTTCATTTCCAGTAAATCCATTATTTGGTCGTTTGCTTTTAGAAAGTTGTTAACATCGCCTTTATTTTCTGCCATATGCAGGGCACGTAACAGATTATCTACTGCAAACTCCTTATTTACGCTCTTACCAGCTAGTAAATTTTTTAATTTTTCTTCTACCATACGTTTTGCTACCTTTTGTTTTAGAAATCTACGTACTGTTGCTTCAGGAATCTTTTGATCTGGTCGGTATATATTACCTAGTTTAGAAAAATCTACCCTATCCCCAGATAACAGCATATTTGCATATGCAGTTACTGTATTCTTAGCTCTGGTTGTTCCAGCTTCCTGTTCTTTCCAGTCTTTTGCTGGATTTGTTTTAGAATAGACATTATATGCCTTATTCAATTCAAATTCTATCTTAGAAAAAGAAGAACACCATCCAACACCACAACTTAATTTTACAAAAGTACGTGTATTCCCGTTCTTATCTGTATAATCAGAGCGAGATATACATTCTGATATGTAATTATCATCTGTTATCCCCCAATCTCCCTTATCACACTCTTTCCAATAGACATATTTAAGCTTCTTCTTATCTGCCTCTTCTTTCGTATAGATAGGATATAATGCTGTCTTATGGTTTATCTTTCTTTTGATTTTTATCATAGTACTAGAGTACTAGTTACCTATATAAGTAACTAGTACCGATACTAGTACTAGTATATTATATATAACTAGTACTTTAATCCATACTCCCTTTAGGTACTTCGTAAATACCCATCTTTTGCGATATTATTTTAGTTATGATTCTGTATTCTGCATCCAATATATCAGATTGTGCATCCATACGCTGCTGAATCGCCTGAAACTCTTCTTCTGTCATTTCCTTGGGTTCCCACTCACCTGTAAACATATTAAATATCTCGTAAATTCTTTTGGACTTCATGCATTGCTTTAAGTTAAAGGGTCTAGGTACTATAATACAAACGATTAATAGATGCACTTTGTTCCATCGTACTCTTTTAGAAATTAGATCTAGAATGTGTGTGTGAGGTTTATACGTTACCCTACCCCCTTGTTTCAAGGGTGCAAGGGTTGAACTACGTTGAGTTGAATGAACTCGTTGAGTTAAGTTAACTTAGTTGAGGCTTCGCAAGTTACTAAGTTAACTTAACCCGATATCATTCACCCACCCCTTGTTGCAGAGGGACACCTGCCCCTGTGCTACGCACAGCCTGTGTCCACTCGCACCATATACTCGACTCTCACTCTCGTTGAGTCTCGTATCTATACTAATCTATTACTAATCCATACGCAAGTACTAAGTACTTGGTATGTATTTCCTTTATTTGTGAGCTAGGTAGCCACACTAAGTAGTGTTGCAAAAACTATTGATTACAGGTTCTTATTGAACCTAGCTTTTTTATTAACTAACGTAAACAACAACTAGAGAACTACTTCGTAGTTCCTCCTCTATGTATAATAAATAAAGGAGTACAATATGTATAGTTTTGAAGAGTTTGTAGATAAATATGGAGAAGAGATAGATATAGAGTTAAGTGAGAATGGTGCTGATAGAGAGATGGATTTTGATAGAGAGAAAGAATATTTGGTAAGATATGATAGATATTTGATGAAAGATAAATGTTTTGATATATATGATTGGATTGATAGATATGGAGAAGATTTGATAAATGATGTAAGTAGAATAAATAGTTGAAAAAAAGCACCTAGTAGCAAGCTACTGGGTGCTTCCTTTATTTGTGTTATTAATAACCAACATAGGAGTTCTTATGAATAAGCATATACAAAATACTGGATATTTTCTTGTAGGTAGTGCTGTTATTACAGCAATGGCTTGTAAAACTGTGTTCACGTATGCCAAAACAGGTGTTGAAACCTGTGTAGAAATTGGCAAACGTGAGTATTGCACAGAGCCATTGCATAATCATCACGATGGTTGCCCAGAATGTGATATGACGTAAGACCACGTAAAAAACTCTCCTAATGGAGTTGTGGTAGTTTAGAGGCTAGTACTTGTACTAGCCTCTTCCTTTATCTGTGATAATATTTAACTAATATGGAGGACATATGTCTAAAGAGAATAAAAATAAACCTGTAACTAAAGTTATCTCTTCTAATGATAAAATGAAAATGGTTGTTGTTCAAACTACTGTTCCTAATAAAAAGAACCGTAAAGGACAACCTTTCAGGACATCTGTGACCAAACACATAAAAAAGAAAAAGTAACTAAAAGCTAGTGCTGGTCTATTCCAGCACTAGCTTTTTCCTTTATTTCTGGTATATTTCGTTAACTAGTTAACCACAGGAGTCTGATATGACTGTTCAGTTACATTCCGTAACAGATAACTTCTGGAACTTCGTCACGGAGTTTGGTTCTATTATATCTGTTGATAAAATAGATTATCCTACCCAGATGTTAGCTCACGAAAGAGCACTTGAGAATATAAGAGACTGAGATTTCTCATTAATCACCCCTCGCACATAGCGGGGGGTGGCTAAAGATTTATAACAAGCTACGGAAAGTTGTTCTTTCCATAATATCTCCTTCGCAAGATGAGGAGATACAAAACTAGAGGCAGTCTTAGGACTGCTTCCTTTATTTCTGGTATAGCAACCACGCTATATCAAACCTAATAATAGGAGTTTAATAGTTATGACTAAACTAACAGATGCAATTGCTTCATATTTTGAAACCCTTACACCATCAAACATTTGGTTTGGTAGAAGTAAGAAGACAGAATCTGGAGACTGGATTAATGAATCTATCCATATGGAAGATATTAACACTACCGATGCAGATTGGATTGTTAATATGTTTGTTCGCACTTCCGAGTGTGATGCTGGAGAGTTCAATGATACAGTTAAGGAGTTAACTGGTAATAAGTGTCGTTTAGATGCTGATACAGTTCATAAGTGTAAAGACAATGTAGTTCGCTACATGGTTCGGAGACGCTTACCAGCTGTTACTAGTGGCTAGTCCAGACTGAATATCTTGGGGGCATCATTTATGGTGTCCCCACTCGATATAAATTTATAAAAGAATGTGAGTTCTTCGAACTCTCGTTAATATAGTTAATTCAACTCAACATAGTTTCCCATTGTCAAGGGGGACGTAATAACAAGAAAGGATAATGTTTTCGAAGAAAAACTTAACCACCCAGTAAGTAAAGAAATAGAACAAGTTATTGAATGGATCAGTAAATTAAAGGCTAAAGATGATTATGTAAGAGGATTTGAAGATGCTCGAGCAGAAGCTATCAGTAGTCTTTATGCTGCCATACAAGAACTTGAATATCTTCAAGATACTATTTATGATAATGAATTTTTATATGTTATTCCATAGGAGGATATAATGAAAGTAACTTACCAATCAAAATATATAGGTATTGATACAATACTTATATATTTAAATAAAGAACTTAAAAAGTACAAAAAGAAATGTAATAAAATAGAACAATTTTATGAAAATGAAAGAGATGGACATTCAGTTGATATGTTCGAAGATGGTGAATATATCGATTGTTGTGTTAGAATTAACTACATTCATAAACTCATAAAGAAAGTTAAAAAAGGATCTATATGACTTATAACAAGCAAATTATTAAGCGAATCAAAGAAAGACTTGAACATGGTAAAAAAGAATACCCTGATGAATTAAATGTTCACGATGGAAGAGATTGGCTTAAAGAAACAATTGAGGAGTTACTAGACTCTCTAGTATATCTTACAGCTTTCACAATACAACTAGAAGAAACAGAAAAAAGAAAGAAAGATCCACATAGATTCTCTTGTATAAGATGTGCTAGTGGATTTGCACAAGCTAAAGACTCAGAATTATGTATCGACTGCTGGGATAAAATAAATAAAACTCAATAAAACAAGCACTGGGTGCTGAAGCGTGTAAAACTAGTGTTGATAACGAGTCGCAGACTAGTCATTTATATGCGGGATTGTAGACACTAATCCTGACGAGGTTATAACAGCTTAAGAACCAAGAAGACAATTGCGTCACGCAAGGTTCACCCAAATATTAGCCTACTCATATCTCCTGCGACTCGAGACTCTAGGCAAAGACGAGCGTAGACAGTTAAGATTAAATGAGTAGGCTATAAATTTACTGTAAAAATCCAGACTCTGTGTAAACTCGAGTTGATACCCTCACTACAACGTTCACGTGTATGGGAGAGTCTGGTAAATGTTATAACAGACACTGGGATGGATTAGGCGAGCATATGAGTCG